ATGATAGATACAAACATTTCCGAACCTGTTTTTCAATTTCTAGGAGGTATTTTTCATCAAGATATAGAAACTCCAGAATCAGCACTGGACGAATACTTAGAAGAGATTCCAAAAGAAGAGCAAGAAACTGATATAGTAGCATTAAAAGATTTTATTAACAGTGATTATACGGATGAAGAAAAAAATGATTTTATCGATGAAGCTGCTGACGGAGTAGACATTCGTAGTTACGGAGTATCTCCATTAGTATGGCTCGAACAAGTTATTCAAAAAATAGAAAAGAATATTGAAACTTTATAATCCATAAAAGGTCCCTTGAAAATTCAAGGGACCTTTTATTACTTCAAAAGCCCTTTAATTTTTGCTTTCGTTTTCGGTCCATAAATGCCATCAGGATTTAGTCCATTCATCAGCTGGAACCGTCTTACGGCATCTGCTGTTTTTGGGCCATACACACCGTCAATTCCATTATTCTTAGCTCCTTTATCCGGGTAGAAGTATAGTGCAGACAGTGCTTTTTGAATTTGCCTTACGTCGTCTCCTTTTCGCATCGGGCTTGTCACTTTATAGATGCCAGAAGGCAGCGTATATGACGTTTTCTTGCTACTTGAGCTTGTTGTTTTCTTTTTGGCTGTGCTTGTTTTGCTTGAGCTTGTTTTCCCGCCCAGCTCCTTCAATTCTTTTTCAATGGCAGCCTTAACCTCGTCCCATCTTCCTTCTAACAAAATACGATGCGGGCAATACTTGCCGTTCCAGTCTTGGTGCTTACGGACACGATCAACACCCCATCCGTGTTCTTTCAGTAACTGCGCCACAAACTTAATAGCAAGCTTTTCCGCTGCCTTATATCGTGCCCCTCCTGACTTGCTATAACAAATTTCGACACCAATCGACTTACGATTCCCTGTACCGTTTGTTCCATCTCCTGTGTGCCAAGCGTTACGATTTGTTGGAATTCCTTGAATGACTTGTTTATCGTCTACTGCAAAGTGAAAACTCGTTGAGCTAGAGTTATTCTTCATGTAAGAAATCTCATTGGCTGCTGAAGCATCATTTGCAGTGTTATGAATAGTGATATATTCAGCTTTCATTGGATTAGGACATTTCAATCCATACTTTGATTTAGAGACTAAATTCTTTACAACTTTAATGGCCATATATCCTCTCTCCTTCTGTCTGTGTAATAAAAAAAGCCACTGGCTTAGCCAGCAGCTTTGTCTGCGTTATTCTTACTCTGTTCTTTTTCGTTCTCAATTGTTTGTAATCGATCTGTTATTGATGATGGTATTTTAACACCGATCTGTGCTAAGTTTTCAGTTATTGACAAACCTTCATTAGCGATATAAAAAAGAACGGTACCAAAGGTTAAGACACCGTTCAAATTGAGTACTGTATCAATCACGTTTGCTAAAATGACCGCAAAGAAATTGAGTAGCTTGCGGACATAGCCAAACCATGCGCTTCGGCTTCGCAGTTTTTTGAATTTCCATGCCTTGATTACTCCTGTTAAAACGTCAATTATGCTAAGTACTAGAAGTAAATCAAGGTACTTCACCCCTCCAAATAAATATATTCTTGCTAAATCTAATGTTTCAAAATTGATAAACAAACTTGTCTCCTCCATTTCTAATCACCTCCTCCGAGGCAAATAAAAAAGGACAGCCGGATCTTATGAGACGGCCGTCCCTCTAACTGAAAAGTTTCCATTTGTTAAAGCTGTAAGCTCCATAACAATTTCTTTAAAACCAGTAATGTTAAAAGACCAAGCTTCTGATTTCCCTTTTGTGCTAGTGGCAAATGTTCCGTCATCCACTTTCTGCCCTCTAAGGGCTCTTTTTGTCCCCGATAAGGATTTACCCCAGAACTTCAATTCGCTTGTCTCAGCCGTCCCATAAACCTCAATGAGCAACGTTTTGAATGATCCAACGGTGAATGGGTTACCCTCACCTATGTTTTCTGTTTTATCGTGAAAGACAATATCCATCGCTTTTGATTGAGTGTCCAAAGATCTAAGGTTCAGGCCTTCAGTCTGAACTTTTAAACGACCATCATCAGTTAAGCTGCTTTTATCTAACTGGACTGAGAACGGAGCAACTGCTGTAATTGGAACAGTGTGGTTAATGATTATATCCTCTTCACCTGCGCCCAATGACTGGTAAAGTAAGAATTCAGATTGTTGTAAGTTACCATTTACATATCTGAAACGGAAATAGCGTTTAGTTAAATGAATCCATTCAGTCTCGCCAAGTGTATTTGCTTTAACAACCAACGAAGAGACTGTGGTCCATGAATTCATATCGTTACTTTCTTCAATGAATAAGGTACCTTCACGATCAGAATAAGCATGACCTTTTACTTTTGAAATTAAAATCTGACCTAATCGATCTTGGCCATATTGCGTGTACACTTCGGTCGCTTTTAATACTGCGTTTGTCAGCAGCTCCGCATTACCTGAAATAGTAGCCACAGGTACTATAAAATCATGGTTCCCTTCTCTGTACGGTTTAGCCGCTCCTGGCTTACCCGTTGCATCTGTTGGGAATTGAAAACTATACGATGCCATAGAAAATCCTCCTTGCTATTGTTGATCTTTAGTGATGAGCATGGGTTTTACAACGGCACCACCCCCTTTTAGGCAAAATAAAAAAGCCCTAAATGGCTTCTCCTGTGATCTCTTTATACTGTTCAGCTGTAATGAGTTTTTTCTCTACCCCTTTTTGTAAATCCTCAGTCGAGCAATCTTTATAATGGATTGCCTTTTTCACCATTTCAGAAGAAGCCCAGTTATAATGCAAAGCCAGCACCCAATAATTCATGAACCTTGCCCTCCTTGTAGAGTAAGCAGTTGCAACTTTATTTTTGAAAGCTCGCTTCCCAAAGTTTGGTTTAATTCTTCAAGCTGTTTACGAGCCAGTTTTTCCTGTGACAACTCTCTTGCAAGTAGATCCACTTGAACTGGTGGTTCATATGCAGATGTACTCTGAAGCTCTTCCCACCAAGTTTTTAACTCTGCTTCCGTGGGTATAGGTGCCCTAATATTCCACTCTGCTATATATGAGGGAGTTCCATCACCATTATTCTGGACAATAAAATCCTTTGTGGGATCAGCTGTTGGGTATTTAAAAAGAATAGCTTCACCTATATTCATCGTTACCTCCTAAAATCTTGGATAGTTTCGGCCTCCAAGTTCTTGTATATCAAAAAAGTTAAATACACCATTTTTATCATCTACTGCCCTTTTCAGTGTTTCGTCTCCTCCGTAATTACAGTAGCACCAGATTTCAACGTAATCTCCTTTATTCATGGGTACAGTCGCATTGCCGTTTAAACCAAGATTCATCCCATTATCCTTTTCCTGAAAGTCTCCTCTTACATGGTGCAGTGTTTTATATGCTTTTCCATTTAGGTAAACCTTCAAATGAAAGTTTATATAAGATGTATAATTTAAGGTATATATACTTGCCCCGATTAAGTACATTCCATCGTTCGGAGCAATAAATCGATTGTTTTTAGTATCAAAAGCATTATGGCTATCCTTGATGACCCTGTTAAATGCAATTTTAGTGTGATCAATCTTTTTCAAATACTGAACACCTGTTGTTCCAATATTGGCATGAGCGAACCCTGATATCTTTTGCCAAGGGGTCCAGCCTGAGCCACTCCACCAGTGTCTAATCCAAACTCCTGTACTATCGTAGTAAGTCCCAGACTCATTCCCTGTTCCGTAAAAGTATTGAGTGAAACGGTAATTATTATATTTTTCATTTTTGACAATGCCATAACCCAAGGGGTAGCCTGTAGTATTTCCCTGCCCAATGTCCATTAAGGTCAGTCCTAAAGGATATTCTTCCCCTCCTGTTCTTGCATCTTGAATAGCATTGTCTCCAGTAATTAACGTCAGATTGTTATTTTTATAGTTGGTATCCACGTAATATTTTGCATCCGATAAAGCCTTATCCGCTTTTTCCTGAGCTCCGACAATTGTTTCTTTTGCATTCCAATTCTCCCGTTCCACTGGTGTAATGTGCCGTTGTAAATCATTACGATGCTCTTCAAATTCTTTTTTCGAAGCTTGCTGTACATTATCAACGTTCCCTAGCCCGATTTGCGCCTTTGTTGTATTGTGAGGGTTGTTCATGTCATTTTTATGTACAGCTAAATCTTTATGCGCATCTTGAATGCCTTTCTCCCAACGGTTCACATCATCTTCATTAATCGGATCGTCCGGGAGCCAATCTGTTTTTGCATCATAAGCCATTGTTACACCACCTCAAAAGTAATCCTAAAATCTAGCGTTCTATTATTACTAACGTCTAAATCTGTTGTTCTTTCCGTAATCACGTTGTTTTGATCATCAAGTATCTGAACACTCTTAATATGTTTGATGTCTTCCTCTCGTTGAGTAAGTACCGTGACAACCGCACCGTGAATGGTGAGTTCCACAATTTCTGTTTCACTCCCATTCAGTAGCACTTTCGATATCCTATTTTTCAAATCTGCAGCTGTACGCTCTCTATAAACCTGCGTAATCATGCAAGGACCACCTCGTTATTATTGAGCGTGACGGAATAACCTACCTTTAGCTCACTTGCTTTTCGATACCTTCTGTTATTCAAAATGACAGTATCTTTTATCTTGAGTGGCTCATTCACAGCAGCTCGCAAGGTATATGCCAAATGAGCTGGCTTCATATTCTCCAATGTTTCTATGAGCTCGCTCATATGCTGCATATCATCTATATCAATATCAATATTGAAACGATACTCTCTAGGAAGTAGCCGAACCTGAGCTGACGGATTTTTCAGGAAACGGTTTAACGCATGTTCAATGGCCCTATATGTTGCGGGGGGTATGTTGGACATTTTAGAGATTAGACGCAATCGGCGGATCTCATCGGTGTCACCTGATTCCCGCGGTACGTTCAAAATCTTTTCCCATCGTTCAAGCCCCCAGGTTGCCGTAGTAACAAACAGCTGATCTGCCAGATCAAAGATACTGTTATTTTGCTTCTCAAATTCCGGAGCTTCTGCTTTAAGAAGTTCAGCCATTTCCTTTAATTTGGTAAGAAACGGCGGCAGGTAAGCAGTCATTTCATCGAGTTTGCTCAATGATGTTCACCTGCCCCAATTTAGGGATTTCAACGTCACTCAGAACCAAATTTTCGGCCACGCCATTGATTTTAATATCTGCGTAATCACTTACTGAAGGTGAATTGTAGACAATATTATTAATCTGCGATAAACGGATGACGTTATCTTCAAAGGCAATCTTTTTAAAAAGATTTAAAACACCTGATTCGATTTCTTGCTTTACCTGATCGATAGAGCTATTGACCTCCGGAAGTACCTCGGCTGAAATCTCAACCTCTTTCCATACCGCACTCTCCACTGTGACAAAGGCACCTATTGGCGCTTGTCCCTCACCTTGGCCGGGTTCAGGATCAATATAGTTTTTCACCTTTGATATTAAAATATCGGAAGCAGGTTCCAAGTTAGCATTGGTCACGACAATTTTGACTGTGCCGTCTCCATTCCAAAGTGGAAAGATCTTTGCCTTCCCCACTCCGTCTACTTCTTCAGCCCATTGTTTATAGTGTGCTTTATTGGCACTGACAGCTTCCCGACGCACGCGGGTAAAATATCTAGCCCTTAAACTGTCATCATCCTCCTCTTCTCGGCCAGGGATTAGAATCTCTTTCACGATCGCTTTTTGGAGTCCTGGTATTGTGTCTAATGACAATAGATTTTGACCGGATATGTTTGCGTTCCCTGCTTCCCCCGCTGTTTCACATTCCAACGTCCCGTCAGCTGTGTATTGAAAATAAAGATTATCAACATAAAAGCGAGACCCTACAGGAATGGTCACGCCTTCAGTAAACTCCCCTGCCCTGACTGCTTTTGTGGCAGCCGTTCGCTCAATGCCTGCTTCAGTAGCCCGACGATCTAAAAATTCCCCTTGTGCTGTGTCTGAGAAGACAAGTTCCAGCACCGTATCGAGCCAAATATAAGACTTAGCCAATTCTGCAGCTGCAGGAGCTAAGGCATTATAAATCACGCTGCCTTCCCTCGTATCAATATCCGCTGAAATGCTGTTTAACATCCCATCCATAATCACTTCAAAGGTTTGATCTTCAAACATCTTCGCCAAGCGCCTCCTCGATCTCCAATGTTCCTTCGTCAGTCTCGACTGTAAAGGAGACACGGAACAATTCGCCTTGTTTTTCTATTTCAAAATCTGTAACAGCAGAAATCCGATCGTCATAGATCAGTGCTTCCTCTATCAGTCGAGGGATCTCCATTTTCTTATATGCGTCTGTTGTTTCGTTATCTGCCAGCACGTCTTGAAGCTCATTACCAATGTCATGACTGTAAACAGAATATGTATATCGCTCAGTATGGAGAGACAGATATACAAACTGCTTAATCGCTTCAAGGCCTGTGATGATTTCATTTGTGATACGGCCATTTTCAAAATCTATTTTGTAGGTTTGCGAGGTCTCTATGACTTCGCTGTCATCTTCAATATCATTAAATTCAACTTCTGGTGAAAGGGCCAACCCAGGCACCCCCTATATTTTGTCGAGAATAAAAAATGATTGTCCGCCTTTTAAGGAGACAATCATCACACGCTCACCTGTATTTAATGCTTCTTCTTCACCGGCCCGCAACCGCTTTGGAACAATAATCAAATCAGCAGGTATTATTAATTTGTTATTTTCATTAAGCCTTATCTCAACAGGGGAAACGGAAACCACTTCAGCCGGCATAATATCCACCGGTGACTCAGAATCAACTGCACCGACAGCCAAATGCTTGATTGCTTCACTTAGTCTCATGAGGAAACACCATCAGGAATAGAGTTTTTCTCCACAACATCAATGGTCATAGTGTGCGTGGATCCTTTAAATTCGTGTTTGTCTGTATCAATCCAGTATGTCTTCTTAACCCCAACTTCCGGAATTGAAATATAGACGGGCAAACCACTCTGAAGATCCGGAATCCCAATCGCTTGAATACTTTTGAGTTCTTTTTTGACGCCTTTTTTCTGTGCCTGTTTAACTTTCGCACGCTGCTGAAGCTGTGCCTGGTTAATATTATCGGAAACTGTTTCGACATACTGAAGCACACCGTATTTACTGATGCCAGAGCTATCACTTGCGGTGGCCGTGTAAGTTTTATTGTCTTTCTGACGCCGCAGCTTTACTCTCGTGGCAGTTTCATTAATGGAAGTGCTGTATTGATAACCAGTGATGTTTACCCCTGTTTCTAGCACCCATACCTCTGACGGATCAGGCCAAGCACGAAGGCCTAGCTTTCCCTTTGCAGAATATAATTGATAATTACGTCCGGTTTGGCTCTTCGTTTGTTTCAAGGCTTTCAGAATCATATCATAAAGACTCGTATCATCTTTAAACACTAATGATTTAATGGTGTAACCCGTATTTGCAATAGATGTCGTCGGGATCTGAAAATCTCTTGCCAGACGCTTAATAATCTCGTCTGCTCGCTGATTCGAGAACACATAAACATCTTTGTTCTTAACCAGATATTGCAGCATGTCATAAGCCGTAAAGGTCAGCCCATGTTCTTCCGGATTGCGAGAAAACACAATACCTCGAAACAGCTCTTTCCCTTTCCACTTAAACAGAACCGTATCCCCTTCTGATACGCTGTAATATGAATGGGTTCCTTGTTTGGTTATGATCTTTGCTGTGATCGATCGCGGCGCCTGATACCGTTGCCCTTCGAGGGAAACACTTTCAGTTACCAGCTCAAGCCATTCCGTTTCTTTAATGACGAAAAGTTCTATCATGTCATCACCTGCTTATTGCGGTATCTTTAATTTTTGACCAGGAAAGATCCAGTGTCCTGGCTGTCTTATATTCCGTTTGCTTCGCTTGATCATAGCCTTTTTATTGACGTTCCAAATCTTACGCCATTTTGTGCTGTCCCCATAAAATTTACCGGCAAGGTCCCACAATGTATCCCCTTTTTTAACCGTGTATGTTTTAGGAGCTGACTTAGACGGCCGTTTTTTCTTTGTCTTTTTCTTTTGCTTGATCTTCCGCGGCGAAGCGGTTTTGTATTCCTTCAGCTTTATTTCATAATCACGATCACCTATGTCTTTTTGGCCCTCGCTATAAGAAAAAACCTCGATACTGCAAGTTACATTAATTTTCGTTCCAGTAATCAAGAATTGAACAGGCTTTTTAGATTTCACCCATTTCTCGATCTTTGCAATAGCATTTTCAGGAGAAGGAAATCCTTTATACTCAGCAAGCGGGCTATGTTTCTTTGGAAAAAAAGAAGAGAACGAAATTTCTTTCGCTCCCGGTTTATCAATAAAAGTGATCTCCCCAAAACTAGCCACTTTTACTGATTCATTTTGAATTGTGTTTGAAATATCAATTTGTTCAGGAAGGACAGGAAGCCGTAGCTTATCCTTCCCTTGTGAAATCCAGAATTCATATATGGATTTAGTCAAAAGCAACGACTCCCTTCGTTCCAATGTTGATTTCCTGTTCAAGCTCATCGACAAGGGCCTGCTTAATCTTAGCTACAAGACTGTTCATGTCTTGGTCATTGTGAAAATGCTGATCGCCATTAAACTGAATAATGACCTCTTTGCCGCCTGCAGCTGTAACTGTTGTTTGATTGCTTCCCGTTGTGGCAGCTGTTACCTGACCGGAAGATAATTCAGTTTGCCCGTTTTTAGATGGGTCTGTGACTTCCATTCCGAGTGCCTTAGCTGCTTGTGCTAACAGATAACGTCCACGGATGCCTCGCTCCTCTGGAATGATCCATTCCCGTTTGTTTCCTTCACCGACACGGGCAATCTGCTCTTTGGTAATAAGTCCGCCGTTAGCGTAGCCAACATATGGACCTCCGTGTCTCATGCTTCTAATGCCTGGTACATTATTAATTGACCCATATCTGCTTTTGATATAGCCAATCGCAGCAGCAGCGTTGTGAATCGGGTTAAGAATGTTATTCATGCCCGGCAATTTATGTGCGTTGAAAGTACTTGGGATTGTCTGCATGAGCCCCTGAGATGGATGTCCTGCTTTCGCATTACTATCCCATAAGTTGATTGCCTTCGGATTACCGCCTGACTCATGCTGAGCAATTGTCATCAGCCCTGGGAGCCAGCTCATCGGTGTCTTTGTAGCCATGATAGCAGCCATGAGCCATTGCTTTACATTTCCGCTTACTGCTCCCATTCCGGAATAAGCAGCAGCTAGTGAGCCCGCTTGTTTTTCAGCAAACTTTTTCACATCAACTGAATCCAGACCTTTTACAATACCTATAGAGGCAAAGCGACCGAGACTCATCATGACACGGGAAGGTGAGTGAATATCAAGCTCTTCACGAAATGCCTTCTCAACTTTTTTCGCCAGCTCCTTGGCAGCTTCATGCACTTCACTTGCCTTAGAAGTCATGCCTGAAACAAAATTACCGATCATACCGCTTCCCCATCCGTTTGAAGATTCTTTAGATCGGATAAACGGCTTGTTAATATGAGTGCTGACGTATTGATCAGTACCAGTTTGTGAACTATTTTGTCCGGAAGCAAAACCTTTGACCGTTCCACTTCCCCATGAAGAGGATTTATTTACGGTGTTCTGGAATGGTGTTTTAATCTTCGTCTGCAAGAAGCCATCTGTACCAGTCGAAGTACTGTTTTGACCTTTAGCATATCCATTGACCACTTGCTTTCCGTAATTCGGAGAATAAGAGATTAAATTGTTCATTGGCTGCCCAACGTTTTTCTGTTTCCAAGCGTCCATAGAAACAACATGATCCCCAATTCCTTGATCAAAGCCTTTAGTGAACTGTTGACCAAATGAAGTCGCTTGTTCATCAAGACTGGATATGTCAATGATAGGAGATACAGAAGCAGTCACCGCCGCTCTACGGACTAGCGGGGAAGTTGCTGGTTCACCTCCTGCAGATGAAGCAGACGCTATATCATCAACAACACTCATCCCTAATTTTGAAGCAGCTTGAGAAAGGAGCATTTTGCCGCGCCCTTTATTATTCTCAACAGGGATAACGAATTCTTTACCAGCTTCACCAATCCAAGATATTGTTGGCTTCGTAATGTAACCACCAGTAGCATGTTTCTTTGGCTTTTCTTTTCCGGTACCAAATAAATAATTTACGCCACTCTTCACATATCCCCACGCTTTACCAGCAGTTTTTTTCGCACTTGAAGCTACTTTACCACCAACTTCTTTTACTCCACCTAAAATACTGCTTCCCAATTCCTTTACACTCTGCCACTTTTCAGACCACCACTTCTTACTAAAAAGGGTTTCTGAGATGGAACTCTTAACACTTTTCCATATTGATTTAGCATTGTCCCATTTATTTTTTGACCAGCTCTTTACACTTTCCCATTTTCCTGACCACCATTTCTCGCTAAATAAAGTGGATTTCAGCTTTCCTTTAACAGATTGCCAAACAGAAGACGCGCTGTCCCATTTACTTTGAGCCCAACCTTTTACACCTTCCCACTTTCCTGACCACCACTTCTCACTAAACAAAGTGGATTTTATTTTTCCCTTTACGGACTCCCAAACAGATGATGCACTATTCCATTTGTCCTGTGCCCAGCTTTTAACACCAGACCACTTTTCAGACCACCATTCACTATTAAATAAAGTGGACTTCACCTTTTCTTTTACATGAGACCATGTATCACTTAACCCATTGAGAGAAGTCTTCGCATTACTCTTAATGCCGGACCATTTTTCAGACCACCATTTTTGATCAAATAATGTACTGTCTAGTTTCTTCTTTACTTCTGAACCATCAAACGCTTTACCTAAACTTGATCCACCCAGGGTGCCTGCTATACCACCAACTATTCCACCAATGGCTGTTCCCACTCCTGGAATAACACTGCCAATAGCTGCTCCTGTAGCCGCTCCAGCAAGGCCACCGCCAGCTGATCCAATTTTTTCACCAACATTGTCTTTATTCATCCCAATTAAATCAGTTGCCGCTAATGCTGTTCCTAATAGAGGAACTCCCTTTGCAAACTTGCCAACACTTTTCAGAGGACTTAAGACTTTCCCGACCTTCGATGTACCGCCTGCAGCTCTACCAGCTGAGTATAGCTCCGATCTCGTAGTGATTATTGCTGATCTTGAACCTCTGGTTGGATTAGTACCTACAGTTCTACCGGAACGCCTTCTCTCCAACCGTTCAGATGACACAGCAATTGAACTATCAGAAGGATTCATTCGGTTTGAATTACCGCGTCGTCCTAAAACTCTTTTCCCTCGTCTTCTACGAATGCGATCATTTTTACCTCCATCGCTACAACAGCAACATGTTAAGCTGCCGCTTCGAGGTAAACTAGTTGGACTTGTGGTAGTTTTGGATTCTCTACTCCTTGTGCTGAGATTACGATTACTGTTTCTGTTCCTCCTTTCACTTCGCATGTTAGCGCCAGCTTCAGGAGTACGTTTTGGAATTAACTTTCGGATTACGCCTGCTGCATCACTTCCGACAGTACCTATGTCTTTTAAAAGCGGACGTAGTATTTTCAAATAACCAATCAACCCAATTAAAGAAGGGATCACAACTTTAATCGCTGTTTTTAAATCATCCCAATGGTTGACGCTCCACTCAATGGCTACGTTTAACTTATCACCTATCTCCTTACCAAGATCAGCAATATCTTTTTTGATCTCTTTAAGCTTTTCCTGACCTTCTTTACTGTTAATGAACGAGCTGATTTTATCAAAGGCCGGTCCTAATCCAGTTAGCAGAGATGTTCCCATATCCTTAGATATGCTTTCAAAATCTCTCATGGCATCATTAACCGGTGTCATTGGGTTATTATCCCGAAGTTTCGTAAAGCTACGTTCTAATTCACCGCTTGTTTTGGCACTTGTACCAATACCCTCAGCCATATCTAAAATCGGCTGCTTAAGGTCTTCATATTGTGTTCCAATAAGCTCAGTCGCAATAGCAGCCCGCTTTGTTTTATCTTTCACTTTAGAAAGGGCTTTTGCCACCCTAAATAAACTTTCCTCACCGCTTATTGAACCATCTTTGAAGCCCTTGAACATTTTCTTAGTTTCCTTGGCTCCGAACAGCGTTTTAAATGCGTCCACTTGACTATCAGACATTTCGGTTCGGCGGATGTTAAACTCACGCATACTATCGGCTAGGTTATCGAAGTTTCTGGCGCCACCCTTTGTTCCTTTTATCATGGCGTTTGCAATTTGGCCGCCTGTGAGCTTCAAGTCTTTAAAGGTGGAACTGTATTCATTCATCGTGTCTAATAAATCATCAGCCTGGTCACCGGCATTCCGGTATACATAAGCAATTAAGTCTCCGCTTTGTTTCCCAGACAATTTCAAGTTGTTATACATTGAACTGAAAGCACGATCTACCTCAGCCTGATCAGCATTCATGAGCTGAGCGATCTTACTTGACGACTCAGTCAATTCAGCTAGAGCTTTTTTAGACGCCCCTGTCTGTTGCGATAAGTTTCTAAGAGATAAACTGACTTCTTCCCGAGAACTGCCTGCTTTATTATTGAAATAGATCTGATCCGTCATTCTTGCAACATCTTTCTTATTAACGTTTGAAGTTGCTGACACATAAGCATCCTGAGACATTGTACTTTTACCAGACCCCATAATTGAACCTGCAGAAAAACCACCTGCAACTGCCAGAGTAATGGTAGCATCCTTCAAGCTGTCTATTTTCGCTTCAATTGCATCCAGAGCAGCTGAAGCTCTGTTCTTAACAGAGACGGTTGGCTCAGCAAGTTCGTCGTCTACATCGGACACATGACGACGGATCTCATCTAATTGGTTTGTTGCATGATCACGAACTGAAACAGTTGGCTCAGCGTGCGAGCGATTCAAATCAGAGAGACCTCCACGGATCAAACGAAAACGTGGTGTAGCTTGATCATTTACGGAAACTGTCACCTCATGGCTGCCCTCGGTAAGATCCTCAGCTTGCTGACGTATAGAATGTAAGCCATTCGAAACTCGATCATCTAAATCCACTTCAAGCGATCGAGCCCGTCCGGTCAAACGGTTGGCCGATCGGTCAATCCGCCGCATAACTCTCTCAGTCCGGTCTTCAGCCTCAAAAATAAGAGGGCCGTTAGCGGCCCTCTTAAGTCTTTCAGCATTGCCTTGTATCATTCGAAGCTTGCGGGAAATCTTATCATGTAATTCAAACGTGGCTGTTAGTTTAGCCATAGTTAATTACCTCCCTTCTTCGCTTCTTTTTCTAACAGCTCAAGCTTATAACCGATTAACCCATATAAGAGCGCCTTGAATTCTTTCGGAGCCTCATATAGTTCTCTTAATTCTGACGGGGCGTATTTGAGCTCATGCATCGCGTAATAAAGATATACAGCCTCTTTGTCCCCGTCCTTTACTAGTTTTTTGCCGCTTCTTCAAGCTCTTCGAGATCATCATCAAATCCATTGATTTCAATTGCTTTGTTTAGCCAGTTCGCATACTCACCGCCGACTGAAAGAACACGTTTGGCGACTTCCACTGGATCTTCTGTTTTGTAAGCCTCACGTAGTTCCTTAGCTTTAAAGTTTGGGTAAACAGTTGTTTCAACTGCAATGCGAGCATAAAAGCGTTGGCTGTCCAACTCCTTTACACGACCGCGGCCTTTTACATTTCTGTAAGTGGTGTTCTCTTTCTCAAGTTCGTCAATTCGTTCAGTCGTAATTGCTTTGAAAATGAATGGAATCACCTTTCCTTGCTTGTCCACAAACCGCTTTGAGATAGGCACTTCTACTTCTTCAGCTTCGATTGTTTGGCCTGGCATAAAGAATGAAAGGTCATATACTTTTTCGTTTTGTTTTTCGCTCATAATCATTGTCTCCTTTTCATTTCAGAAATAAAAAAAGGCATATTTTCTATAAAAAATATGCCTTACCAATTTTTTCAGTTATAATATTAGATAAGCTGCTTTAAGCAGCGTGTAGGTCCCTCCATACAATCATTCCTTAATTTATATTCTGTAAAAGGAGGTGAATTCATATGTCTGCCTATGAAACATTCATGGTCATCATAAACTTTGCTAGTTTACTTGGCAGTGTTGTGACTGTGGTTTTGACTTTTTTGACCTTTATATTCACTTTCAAGAAAAAAGACACTCATCCGGTTTATACAAGAGCGGAAAAGTGTCCAAGTGAAAAAATGGACCCTCAGGAAGGGTAATTTTCAAAAGATAGAGTGTTGCCGCACTCTATCTTTTTTTATTTTATGCATTTCTTGTTCAAGAAATACACGAAAAACCAAGAAAAATGAAACACATTACATCGGTATTCGTGAATACCTGACTTCCAGTAGTATTAATACTACTGATAGTACCAGTACTACCAATACTATTGTTAACATTAATATTAATATTAACAACCAGAGTTATCAAGTGATATGTAGTAGATTCCTCTAAATTCTGTTAGATTCCTCTAAGTTCCCCTAAATTCCACTTGATTTTAAGAAAAAATAAAGAGTTTCTGAAACGCATTACAAGAAATGCATTACACATTATTTTCCCTTTTGGGATTACTATCACTACTCAGGCCAACCAAAAATGATAACTGCTATACGGTTGTCTAGTGTATAATTATTCCTGTACATTTGCACGGCTAACTCAAAGGTGGTCTGCTGGCTAAATCCCCTGAAAGGGGGTGACGCCTATGTCGACATTTCAAGCGCTTAGTTTAATGCTTGGAACGGGAATGTTTATTCTCGCCTTGTTGACGTATATAGACAAAAAGAAATAGACCACCCCTTGAGGCCTCAGAAACTTCTAGGGTAGGTCCATATCTAAAATACACCTATAGCCAGCGCTCCAATGAGGAGCCAGCATTTGTACAGGCCGGAGTGTTGCAGCACTCCNTCCGGTATTTTTTTATTTTATGCATTTCTTTTGAAAGAAATACGACAAAACAAATTACATATTCTCATAAAGATGTTAATGCTAATGTTACACAATATGTCCGAGAAATACATTGTGTAACATTCAACATCAAAGTGATTATAACATAAAACGTTGTTTTAAAGCATTAATTGCTTTGTTTGTTATCTACATTTTGTTACATTTTTATCTCATTTTAAAACGTATCCTTTAACCTTTCAGGCACATCAAAATCCTCAAAGGTAAACGGTACCTCTTCCTCTAATGCTTCTGAATCAACATCAAGCCCAGCGATTTTCGCAGAATCAAAGTTCACATCATACAAGGTGACTCGTTCAGTGCCACGACCTGAAGAGGCGTCATCCAGAACAGCTTGTAAAGTGAAGTAAGGATCGCTTCCCTTTTTGACATAGTCCATCATAATGAGAACAAATTGAGAAGTCACTTTATAAAAAGTGGCTGTCCCTGTTCCATTTGCACCGGTTGTTTTATGCCCCGTCATCCGACGGCCCATGATATTGACCTCGGATTTATTTTTCTCCACATTGGCCTCAAAAGTTTTGATATGGGCCATTTCTTCTCCATCAAGAAACAACCTGCCCTCTTTACCTGAAATGGTGTTTTGCGCTTTTAATGCCATTCCTATTTCACCTCAACATTAAAGTAGAATTTTTCAGATACATCCACCGGTTGAACTGCAAGATCAATCAGGAAGCCGTCACGATCATTATTCAGAGCAATTGTAATGTCATTCTCTGAATCAAAATCAGTAATGCCCCCGTTATCTTGAAGAACACTCAAGTATTGAGTAATTAGCGTTTTTACAAACTGCAGTCCGTCATTTGTAGCGGGAACATCACTGCCACTCGCTTTTCGAGACTTGATCAATGCTTTCAGTTGAGTTGTCAGATCGTTATTGATTGCATCAAGTACACGGACAATTTTGTTTTTCTGGAACATCTTATTTTTCTCTGCTGTTAGGCTTGTGAGTGAATTAATGTCCTTTTCAACCGATACTGATTTATCACGAGAATCATAAGTAAACAAGAATTCCCCATTTGACAATCGTTCGACGATTTCGTCGTTGTCAATTCGGTTAAGAACATCTACAGCTCCCTCGTATTCTACAAATGTAAGTGATTGATTAAATGTAGCCCCCGCACTTGCGCCTGCAACCCAAGCAGTAGCTTTTTCCGGAGTGATCTCCGTTCCATCTTCAAGTAGGACACCACCAGTTACATTGATAATACCCTCATGGTCTCCCTTGTAATTTGAAAGAACACCTTGAACCTTTTGCCCTTGGTTGTCTCTCAGCCGCTTGATAAACGCAACAAACGTTGCTTTTAATTGCTCGTTATCCTCTACAGGCAGTGCAATTGTGTCAAAGTATTCCGTTTCAGCCGCTTCCAAGAAAGCTGTATAATCAGCATTGGTCGGTGTTTTGTCTGTTCCGCCTGACAAGCGGATTCCGGAAGTTGCAGTGAGAGCACCGCTAACATCTTCAGGAGCCGTACCGGTTAACGGAATAGTGACTGTTAAATCTCCTTTCCCCGTAAACGTGACATAGCTATTTGGTTTAAGCTCTTCAGCTTTAGAAACTGTTTGTTTATCAACTTCTGACTGATCAAGGTATGTCGTGACATCAACTTTCGAAGAGTCAATAACGTTTTCTGTAATACTGATAATGATGTCATTTCCTTTAGTACCGCCATAAAGCGCAGTTGCTTTTACACCTTCGCTAATGTCTGCTGAAGCACGAAGACCTTCCGTCAGACGATAAAGCAAGACTGTACTTGCCTTTTTCATCGCCTCACGTAAAAGTAAAAGAGACGGATCATCGATATTTAATCCGACTTTTTTATTCAAGTCCTCGATGGAAGAGATAGAAATGAATTTCTTAACTTCACCCCAGCTGGATGCTATCGGCAGCGCAACTGTCCCGCGTTCTCCGGCAGAAACTCGGTTTTCCGCGGTCGTTTTAAAGTTAAAGTAAATACCGGCACGCTCTTTTTCCTTACCGGGTGTGAATGTTCCGCCGTTCATCTATTTGACCTCCTTTTGAAGAAACTGAGTAATCAACTTCTTCGCTTCCGATTTGGTAATACTCGTTTTATGAACATGAAAAAGAGCACCGTCAAACACCTCGGGTTTTACCCCAAAGAGCTCTCGACTGTGCTCTCGCAAATCCTTAATATAAAAAGCATTTTCTGCTTTCTCTTTTTTAGTGGCCATCATTTCACCCCACTTTTAAATTTAAAACCATCTATTGAACGCTGTTCTTCCCGCTCATACCAATAGCGGCTCGTCCAGTTTAAGACAATGGTCGCGTAATCATCTGATACCCGCGTTTCTATTCGAGATAGACGAATAAAATCCCCCGTATCCTCGCCAGATTCTTGTATAAGCGGAATTATGCCCCTTTTGCTTCTAAGTGTATCCACAATCCTTTCTGCTTCGTTATGAGCCTTCTGTGCGTTTTCGTGAAAGAGTTTTACGTTTAAAACATAGGATTTCTGAAACGTAGATACTGTGTCCACCCCATCGACTGTGGAAGCGGGTGGAAAGTAAAGAGACGGAACAGCAAAGTCCTGCGGTATTTCTTCTTCATACACTTGAACTGGATACAGTTTGTATAGATAGCCCATAATTGAACCTACTTCTTGATTCATGGCAACACCGCCTTAAAATTCTTCATCAATCCATTGCTGTAGCTTCCGCTCAAGGCTTCTCTCAAACATCAACTGAAATATAGCCATGGCGTTATCCCAAAAGCCAGAACCGTCGACCCATTGGAACTTCAGCAACATTCCGGTTTTTCTTTCAGCAGGGTCATACTCGAAACGGTCGCCTTTCCACCGCCCTGGGACCCACCGTCTATCCTGATTTTTAGACGGATCGATAGTAAAGTGCCCGTCATTCACATATGAGGCGTATTCTAGATTTGTTCCAATATCCAACTTTAAGCTGCCTTTTGTCATTGAAAAGATATTATCCTGGTCACCTTTCTGAAAGGAATTAAGCAAGCGGCGTGTGTCTACCGTCTTCGTCCTGATAATTTCATCTTGAATAATGTCTAGGAACTCAAAACCCATAGCTTCAAGCCATTCCTCGTATCTCCCTTTCAATTCTCTACGAGAAGCACGGTTTAATGACTGAATGAACTGATCAAGACCTTTGATCTTCACAAATATTCAACCTCCCGTACTGCCGTAACTTCCCAATGATGATTCCTGACTTTGCGGGGCTTCTGTAATTTATAAGCAGTACCATCCCAAACCGCCCTGTCATTTACTCGAATATCAGCAGTAGCAGGGAAATGCACAAGGAATGATTGATAAATAGCTACATTCGGTTCTTGTTGGATAACGGACTGACTCTTTTCTGTAAAATAACACGGCTGATTTTCTATATCCGGCTCATCAGGGTACGAAAAAA